CAAAACTAAAAGTTTTTCTTCGGTCTTTTTAAGCTGCTCCACGACCTTTGTGTACTTTTGGTTTGCTTTGAGTTCTTTGACACTATCCACTATAACTTCTCCTTTGTTAGTTTAGCTGCGTATTCTTGCTGGTCTTTTAAATGTTCTTCAACATGAGAACCCATTAAATTACCAGTAGAATTTTGTTTAGTTTCTTTTTTAAATATATCGTTATAAGTTTCTCCACCTTTAAAATCTTTTGGAAACTTATGCTGTATATATTTTTCTTGTTCTTGTTCTGCTTTTACTTTAGCAATATCTCCGAATGTCGTATTAGCACCGAAGATTCTTTTAAAGTGCATTGAAAAATGTTTTGTTGCACTAAAGTCTTTTAGTTTCATATTGCCCCCTCATCACAATTATCTCCCTCTTGCCAAAACACTCTATCAATATGGTCGTTAAATCTTTTTACATAATATTTTTCATGTATTTTATAATAAAAAGATTCTTTACCATCTTCACCATTATATTTTTCTTCAAGATGTTTTGTTATTTCAGGTTTATAATCTTGCCATTTTAAACCTTTATGACTTTCTTCGTCTTGAAATAAAGTTTGATAATTTTTACAATTAGCTTCTATTTCAATCAGCTTTTGTTTTTCAGGAAGCTGATTAAATGTTTTCTTTTCAAGAACTTTATACATTTTTTATATCTCCCTTGTTATTATTAAACATATAAACAACTTAATATTTTAGTTGTATTTAGTCAATATATAAAAAAACCGCATAAAACC